CAACTCTAAAGGTTCATACATTGCCTACTGTACTAAGTGATGGTACACATATATGGCATGCTCATTTAGCAGATTAGGAACATAGAATATGAACGAACTAACACGCTGGGAATATATCCGAGCATTTATTGCTAAGTGGATTGTGATCAACATTGCAGCACGTATTAGCAGTCTCGCAGTGGCGTCACTGATGATAGAAACATATGAACTTTATCATCAAAAACTAACAGAAGAAATGGAAGCGGTGGAACCAAATGAGCAATCATGACCTAATGGAACGCAATGAGTTAAACAAGAACTCAAAGGGTGGTACAGAACTACTACAAGAACGTCTATATGCGGGTGGTGTTCCTCGTGAACTTCTAGAAGACACACAGATTGTTTTCTCACGCGCTCGTGAACTAGACGAAACCAAGACGAAGATTTACTACTGCCATGATCTACCAGAAGATCCAGAGTCGTCGCGACTTTCTGATCCAATGTATCGTAAGAAGTTTGATAAGTTTGTTTTCGTTTCAAACTGGCAGATGGAACAATACAACAACGTTCGTGGTGTACCATATAGCGATTCTGTTGTCATTAAAAACTCTATTGAACCTATCGACACTATAGCAAAGACTATTGATGATAAAAAGATCCGATTGATCTACACACCTACTCCACATCGTGGTCTAGATATTCTGGTACCAGTCTTCATCAAGCTAGCCGAGAACGATCCCAACATCGTTCTGGATGTTTATTCATCATTCAAACTTTATGGATGGGAACAGCGCGATCAACAGTATGAAGAGTTGTTTGAAATCTGTCGCCAGCATCCACAGATTAACTATCACGGCTCTGTAAGCAACGAAGATTTGCGCAACGCATTGTTGAACGCAGACATCTTTGCATATCCTTCAATCTGGAAAGAAACATCCTGTCTTTGTTTGATCGAAGCCATGTCTGCTGGTCTACTCTGCATTCATCCTAATCTAGCAGCACTACCAGAAACTTCTATGGGCTTGACATGGATGTATCAGTGGAGCGAAGATAAGAATCATCATGCAAACTCATTCTATCAGGTTCTTTCACAGGGTATCAACGTTATGCGTAATCAAAGAGACTTGATTGCACAGGATCTTTATCTACAGAAAATCCAAGCAGATCGTACATACAACTGGAACACTAAAGCAATGGAATGGTCAGGCCTTCTAGAATCTCTAAAAAATAAATAAAGTTAGACAGGAGACTTGTGTGAATACCAACACAGCCATTTCTACTAATGTGTCTATTGAGATAAAATCAAACATAATCCAGTTCCCGTTGAAGAACAGAACAAACTTCACGCAAGAACACTTAGAAGAGATGCGAGAGCAGGCGCTTCTAAACAAGATTGATTTTGTTGGATTTGTAACCGATGAGTTGATGGAAGAGTTGTTCTTCAAAGTTGGTATGCTTGGGTTCAACTTTGATGACGATGACTTCACCAAAGATGTTGCATTAGTGATCGAATCTTTACGATCTTTGATTCTAAAGAGTATGGGTGTCAATCATGGGCTGCAACAGGCGGCTCAGCAGTTGATTGATTTCCCAGAAATTGATGATGAAGATTTTGAGGAATAACTCTTTATATTATATCAAAAATGTTGTATATATAGAATGTAACAACATGAAAGCAACCTACTATGATTATCGTGGATTTTTCACAGATTATGATTTCGACTCTTATGGTACAGATTGGAAACCATAAGAATGTAAAGATTGAAGAAGATATTATTCGGCATATGGTGTTGAATGCTCTTCGCGCACACAAGGTGAAGTTTACTGCCGAGTTTGGTGAGATGGTCATTGCCTGCGATGACAAGAACTATTGGCGCAAGCAGGTTTACCCCTATTACAAAGCCAATCGCAAGAAGGAACGCGATGCGTCCGAACTTGACTGGAATGCAGTGTTTGAAACGCTGAACAAGATTCGTCAAGAAATCAAAGACTTCTTTCCCTATAAAGTCATTCAGGTAGAACATGCCGAAGCGGATGACATCATTGCAACTCTTGTCAAGCAATATCATTTGCGCGAAAACATTCTGATTCTTTCAGGCGACAAAGACTTTGGTCAGTTGCAGAAGTATCCTAACGTCAAGCAATACAGCCCTGTACTCAAAAAGTACATCACTTGTACAAATCCTGACTTGTTTCTCAAGGAACATATCATGAAGGGCGATGCGTCTGACGGCATTCCTAACTTTCTGTCTGCTGACAATGTTTTTGTGATGGGAGTTCGTCAATCGCCTATCACCTCTAAGAAGTTGTCGGCTTGGATTCTACAAGAACCCGAACAGTTTTGTAATGAAAATATGTTGCGCAATTACAAGCGCAATCAACTGTTGATTGATCTTGATTGTATTCCTACTGAAATCTCAGAGCAAGTTCTGGAACAGTACAATACTCAGAAGAAAGATCGTAGCAAACTGTTCAACTATTTTGTAGAAAATCGTTTGAAGAATCTCCTAGAGTGTGTTGGTGATTTTTAAGATGGATATTTTAAAACATATTGATGATACGACAAACACTATTCGTGAAGATTGCTAATGAGTCGAAAAAGAGTTGGGCCACCAAAGATCAGTAAAGTTAAAACAACAAAAAGCGGCTCAACTCGCACATACACAAAAAGTTTGAGCGGTAAATGGTCTATTACAGGTTGGAGTGGAAAGACTCCTCGAAGAAAGAAATGATAGGGAATAAACAATGTTAGGTATCTCAGAGATTTTGAATAAGATTGACGCTGAACCAGATTACGAAAAGCGTCGTAGTATGCTAGCCGCAAACGTAAACAATCCTACGTTTATGGAAATCCTAAAGATGACATATCATCCTGGTGTTCGCTGGCTTCTACCAGAAGGTGCACCTCCATACAAGCCATGTCAGTTTCTAGATCAGCAAGCAATGCTCTATAACACTTTCCGCAAGATGTATCTTTGGGTTGGGCCAGAAAATCCAAACATCTCGAAGGCAAAGCGTGAAGCATTGTTCGTAAACTTTTTGGAAGCACTTGATCCTGCTGATGCTAAACTTATCTTGGCAGTCAAGGACCGCAATCTTCCATATGTAAACATCGATGAACAACTCGTTCGTAGTGTATTCACACTTTTGCTTCCACCTAAGCAGGAAGCAGATACAACAGTAGCAGAACCAGCCCCAGTCAATCGTCATCGCGGTCGCCCTAAGAAAGTAGCCGTAAATGCATAAGTCTAAGAAGGTCATGAAGTTCAAGGATTGGTACGAAGAATACGAAGTGAACAATACTTCTCAGTTGAGAGAGTATCGTGAACACAAGAAAAATAAACGTCTAAGTAGAGCAATCAAAACACTTGATATTGACCAACTTTTACAAATGGAAGACGATGAATAGATGAGTTATTGGGGTTATCACCTACTTTTGGATTGCGGCGGATGTGATATCGCTTCAATCACAAATCCAGAAAAACTAGAGCATTGGGTAAAGGAACTTGTCAAACGTATTGACATGATTCCTTATGGTGAACCCCAGATTCTTCACTTCGGTCACAATGAAGTTCATCTAGAAGGATGGACAGTGATTCAACTCATAGAGACAAGCAACATCATTGCACACTTCAATGATCACACAGGAGAAGGATACATCGACATCTTCTCTTGCCGTGAATATGACATCGATGATGCTATCAATGTTGTCAATGAGTTTTTCAGCCCAGCTAGAATCCGCAAGACTTTTATCACGCGGCAAGCAGACTGATTTTATAAGTAATCGTAAGGAGTAACTACATGCCAATGTACCAATACCTCATTCCTGAAACACAAGAAACGTGGGACGAGTTGTGGTCTTATGCATCACACAAGCAGTTTCTCCAAGACAATCCACACATTCAGCAAGTATTTCATATGCCTATGCTCGTAGGTGGTACTGGTGATCGTGTAAAAACCGACAGTGGTATGAACGATGTTCTAAGTCGCATCGCCGCTGCTAATCCATTTTCTCCACTCGCAGAGAAACATGGCTCTAAGGGG